TGCCATCTGGGTGTAGGGCATTCCTTCCCCATTCTCATACAGGCCTGATAAGAAACGGAATGACCATTGATTATTTAGTGTTGAGAAGCAAGAGCCTCTACTATTTTCTGTGTCTCCGTCAACTGGGTAATGTACCCAGTATTCTTTTTCTCTCTCTGAATAGGTAGCAGTTGCTCTTGGTAGTGCCGACAGAGAAACCCTTCCCATTTCTGGTTCAATGGGATCTGATATTTTAGCTAAAGAATAAACCGATCCTCCTCGGATAGATCCAGAGATAGAAAATACTCCATCTTTATTTAAGAAGAGAACACCAAGTCCAGCTACTATTCTGATAGTATTAGTAGCGGTAGTTCCAACGTTAGAGTCAAGGGTAGAGATTGCATAGCTTCCATTATTATATGAGATTAGTTCAATACTTCTTTCTCGGAATACTAACATGACATCATAAAAAGGAACTAGTGCAGTGATCGCACCACCTTCTCTTAAGCCTACATCGAAAGTATCAAAGGCTCCAAACTGTTCTGGAAACCCAGGCTTAGAAAAAATGATTCCAAATGGATTCATCTCTCCACCACCTAACCACATTGAGTTATTAAACGTGGCGCAGTATTTCCATTGAGAAGAAATAGTAACAGAGTCATCAACAGATGGAGCAACCACGTTTAGATCTTGGTCTGGACTTATGTCTACTGGATTCCTGTCGGCATTATTATCTACTTGCTTTACAAAGTAATATATTTCTCCGGCACCAGTGAGACCATCTTTACGATTCTTAGTTCTATAGATTCTTCTCGCTACAGTTCCCTTTGGTCCTAGTGGTAAATCTGTAAAGTAGACACCATATTTTCCTTCAGCGTATTTTGCATATTGGCCTCGATTGCCAGTAGTAGCGAAAGTCTTATCACTAATAGTCCAAGCGACTGTGGTTGGGGATGAGAGTGGACTCTCAGATCCAGTATCAGAAATAAAAGATATCTTATAATCATAACGATTTACATCTCCAACTTCTGGATCTCCTAATCCATAATAGCCTGATGATGGTAGTCTAAAACAGTTTTGTCCATTAGTTAATCTATTATAAAATGAGGGTGGAACATCTGCACCATCTTGCCAGGCAATATAATCAGTTTTAATATCCGCTATTCCTGGTGATGGTGTAGGAGAAACGAAGCCAAAGTTGGATACGGATTCTCTGCCCCACCACTTGAGCATATCATTAGTTCCATTTATAAGGAGATTAAATCTACCATAGGTACTTATCTGTGTTCCGGGATCATCTGGTTTGGGGATCTTTCTTCCAGTATCCAAAATAGATTTTCCTCTAATGCCAGTAGTCGTTCCTATATTACCCATGTCATACTGTAAGGTGCCGTCCTGTTCATATAGATAGTAAACTTCTGCGGAGTTATGTCTAGGAATAACTGCTAGAAAACGGACAGGCTGAAGCAGGGAAGTTATCGTAGAGGTGGTAAATACCACAGGAGAGGTATATGGTATTAGAGGTTCAATCCCCCTATCGTTTACCCAGCCTCCACCCGAGGGGTCGACGTGGAAAAAACCACGGATATCACTTGCAGCATTAGGAGGAGCTAAGTAACGTTGATTGACACCCTTAGCTTCAACCTCTGTAGTAGAAAGGGTTTTCATGGTGCCAGCTTTAGGCTGTTGGGATCATATAGAGTAAAGGCATCTTGGCCAACAGAGAAGCTTCCTCTTTGGAAGTTGGTGTCAATGCTGTCTATATAACGCCGTTCTAATCCAAGGATGGATTTATCAATCTTCTTTCTGTAGGCGTTTGCCAGTTCAAAGTTACCTGATTTATTATAGACATCTTCCAGAACACCATAGACAACTAGTTGACTAAACTCGTGGGGCATTTGTGGTGTGTCAGTTGAGAGAACCATCCGTGTAGGTTTTTTAAAATAACGAATCTCAAGTCTTCGAAAGTATTCTTCTGCAGCGCTGATCTCTCCCTCTACTTGAGGATTATAAAAATCAAATCCTATGATTCTAGGATAAGGTCTAATGCGTGGAATAGAACCATCCCATTCTGCATAGCGAGGATTGCCAGGATTAAACTGATTTATATATTGTAAAGTTATCTGGCTAAGCTCATCTGAAATAAGGATTGGCTTACCGCTGTCTGCTGTTCCACCTTCTTCACCAACTTGTCCTCCACCGGTAATCGCCCTCCAACATGGAAGACCTATTCTTTTTCCGGTTGTTGGATTTAAGTTTTGGTTAAAGAATAGAACCTTTCTTAATCCCTCATACTTATTCGGAACCCTATCTAAGGCTAATGCAAATGTCTGTGCTGCAATAACTTTATCATCGAAGGATCTAAACCCTATGGTAATATTATGTCCTCCTGCTACAGAACTTGTTTTATAAAGAAGTGGTTCTGATAGTGGACCAATCTTTGCTCCCCAATAGTGAAATGCCCAGCATAGTTCCACATAATAGTTTGCTGGAATAGTTACACCAGGAGGACTATCGTCCGCGATAAGGACTAGCTTTTCGCCAGGAGGAACATTTACTGGAGGAGTGTCGATATAACATTCTGCAAACGTAGCGGTGTAATCTTCTCTCAGGTTAAGCTCTTCCTCTCTCCTCTTGGAAAGACCGGAAAGTTTACCATGAGGTGGACGCTGACCACCAGCTGTAGGAATATCTCTTTGAGAAATATTTAGAAGTTCTAAACAATCATCGGGTAGATCGTAGAATCTTTTCTTTACCTTCCAATCGAAGGTAGCTCCAGTAGGACCACGATACTGTTCATCAAGACGAATCTCTGTGGTAGAAACTACTTTGATAATATTATATTCTCTATTCCCAGATGCAAAGATTTCTCCCTCATAAGCAGAACCTGAAGAACCATAAGCTGTAGAGAAGGACTGACTACCAAAGGGACCAGAGGTTTGTTCTGCGATGAGCATGTAGACTGGAGCAGAGAAGACTACTCGCCTTGATCCATTAGTTAGGGTAGCTGTTACGGTAGAGCTGGAGAGATCTGGATAAACTTTTAGTATGTCCCTGACCTGGGCAAAGCGCCAACGCTTACTTGTCCAGATGCTATACATGGCATCATTGATCAGATCATCCATCTGTACGTTGTAGGTGGAAAGTTCTGGGGAATAATCCGTGATGTTCTTCACCTTACTTCTTAGGTCTGCGAGGTTCATTTATTTTGTTCCTTCTACTATATTGGTTTTGTCTAGACGGCGTACCATTGTAGCCGAGGCATTATGAAAACTGATTTTTGGGTAAAGAAGTATTGCGGTATTTATTGCATTCAGAATAAAACCACAGGCATGGCTTACGTCGGACAAAGTGTTGACATAATCAAGCGTTGGTCTGCCCATACCACACCAGGCAAAAAGTCTTCTGGTATTCAAAAGGCCATCAAGGAGGCCGGGATTGAATCATTTCACTTTTTTGTTTTAGAGATCTGTGCCAGAGAGGATCTTAATGACAGAGAAATCCACTGGATTAAAACTTACGACTGCATCCATCCCAAGGGCTATAATGGAAATAGTGGTGGTGGTGCTCCTGTTTATTAAAAAACCCTCCCTCCCGTTTATTTGAGAGAGAGGGTTTTATTATCTTGCAGTCAGATTAGAACTGTTTGATTACAACGACACGCTTCAGAGTAATACCAGCAGCGGCAGGTACAGTTTCTGCAAGAACACCACAGACAGGCTGTGTTGAAGCAGCAGCAGCGAGGTCAGCAGTACCAGCAGTATTGGTGATTTGAAGTAGAACACCGATTGCGTTGCCTGCGGCTGCGTTGTCACCAACGGAAGCAGAGCAAACACCAGCGATACAAACCTTAACGCGAGAACCAGAGGTAAGTAGACCAGAGGTAGAATCTGCACTAACCACAACACCGAATGGTGTGCGAACAGGTACAGAGTTTCCGTCTGCTTTAAATACGCCAAGTGTTACGTCAGCAGCAGCAGTAGCAGCGTAATCGAAAGAAACCCAATCGCCAACAACAAGTGTTTCTCTTGCGATGAAGGTTTCATATTGTCCTCTATCCATAGTGATAGAGGTAGACCCGACAGTTCCAGAAACCAATGGGTCTGTAACAGGGTCTAACTTTTGTAGTATTGTAGAAGTAGCCATAAATATTTTCCTTTTTGTTTTGTTTTGTTAAGAGAACTAGATATTAGAAGGTGTCGCCGTTTACGAGTAGACCGCAGGAACCGAGGTGATCGGCAATGAGCTGACCCTTGAAGTACACGGTAGCTGCGCGAGCAGTGGTACCAGAGATGTATTCGAATGGGCTGACAGCGAAGTCACCGTCTTTGTGGATGCACATCTTAACGCCATCAAAGTTGATGAAATACATGGAGGAGATAACACCGGCAGTGGTTGGCATGTCGCTATCGGCAGAGATCATTGCGCCTGCGTAAGCAAGAGCCATACGTCCACCATCAAGAGTCTTTTCATCAATGTATCTTTCGTTGATGAAGAGGCTTCGTTTGTAGTTAGCAAATGCAGCAGTAGATGCAATGATGCTATTGATTTCGCCCATTGGGGTGATCACGTTAGCAGCAGTGTAGATGTTGTGCATGGCTCCAAGACCGTTGGTGCCGAATGCACCACCGGCAGTCTGGAACTGATTGAAGAAACCGGGAACGTTGAGGGTGTTCTTAGCAAGGCCACCAACAACACAGGTCTGACCAGCGCCAGGAGCAGCGTCATCGAAGAATCTATTTGCTCCGGGGGTAACACCGTTGAGGGTACCAACGTTGGTGAGAGTGGCAGAGGTGTTTGCGATTATCTGCTTGTTAAGTTCTCTGCGGAGAAGGGACATGACGGAGCGCATACGAGCTTCGACAATCTTTACGATTGCTTTCTCGCCGCTGTTCTCTAGCTCTTCTTTTTTGCTGATTACGATAGGTGCCACGAAGTCTGCCCAATCGTAGATTGCTGGCTTAAGAACGTCAGCTACTGCGAGAGAGACTGGCTCGTAACCAGTTGCCATCTGTGAGATGGTGGAGTGTTCTGCAACGGAGAGGGGGCGCTGAATCTTGATGCCACCGTCTTCGTATTCGATACCGCCGTGCTTCTTGGCGTCATCGAGGAATGGCAACTTTTTATAAAGTTCGTCCACTTCACCATCACGGATGGAGTAGAGAGTTGAGGATAACAAATCATTGGTAATCGCCACTAGGGGCTCCTTTTTGAGAAAATACTTTGTTTAGTTTAGCTGCATAAATACGTTAGTTGATAGACACGTTCCAGAGTTCCGAGGATTATTCTTTTCCGAGAGATCAACTAAAGTATTCCGAAGTATTCCCTAAGGAGGTTTAGAATATTTAGTCTATCTACTAATAGAAGAATCCGTCAAGTAATCAATAGCTTTTTGTAGGATGTCTTTATCTTCATTGGCTAATCCAATCATTTGATTACATTTGCTACAAAGTAATCCGCGAACTTTTCCAGTAGTATGACAATGGTCAACGTGAGTTTGTCTTCCTCGATAGATTATATTGTTTAAACAAATCTTACATTTACCATCTTGATTTGAATACATATCATCCCAATCTTTAGAGGTCATTCCATATTTAGTTTTTAATGACCAATCTCTCATATAGTCTGGATTTTTTTTCTTATATTCTTTATTATATTCTTTAACCCATTCTGGATTATTTTGTAACCACTCTTTACTTTGCTGTGCTTTTTTAGCAGGATCTTTATAGGGCATGGGACCTTCCTTCTAGTTTATTGTACTAAAAAGAAAGTCCCAACAAACGACTACCTTCTGATTTTATTGCCTGCTCTATTTACGGCGGCACTTGCTTCTGGATTAGATTTAAAATAGTTATAAGCTTCCCAGCTATCTTTAAACTTTGGGACAACTGTTCCATTTATATTCTGTCCAGTGCTTGTCTTGCTCACTGCAGCTACGCGACTCTTAGCACTATCTCTATCCGCTACTGCTGCAGCTGCGGCCTTCTGGCCCTTCACAATATAGTAAGCATCTTCTAGTTTTAGATCTTCTCTATCAATCAGAAGCTTTGCGATCTCTGTCTTGTGAGAGAGTAGATCTGGATTGGCAGATTTAAATGCTTCCAGTTGTGCTCCTCTCTTTGATTGCTCCAGTTCCTGCTGAAGTGGATTCAACATTTGCTGGAACATCTTTGCTGCCTCTTGCTGAATCTTAGCTTGCATTCCTTCCTCTGACCAGAGATCATGCTGGATCGGAGCAGTAGCAAGTTGATCAATCTGATTTCGGAAGTTACCCGAGAGTAGAGCTTCACGATCTTTTATAAGATTTGCCCTTTCTCCTTCCAGCTGTCTACGCTGTTCAGCAACCTGCTGAGTTTTCTGTGTGCTCATAGCCCGGAGATTTGCTACTAGTTTTCTAGCATCCTCTGGTAAGCTTTCGAGAATCTGATTGTAAGGCTTGAGTCCAGTGTGAGTCTGAGACATAATCGGATCATCACCAAAGTCAGCTACCATTAGTTCTTCTAAGGTTAACTGATAATCATTCTCATCAGCAGCCTGGACTACTGGAGTGGTGTCTTCGACAGTTCCATTTACTTCTTCCATTTTAGTTTTCCTTTATTAATACAAAATCAAATATTTATTTTTATTTATTTTCATCTAGCTAATACTTTTTATAAGTTTTTCTGCTAATAAAAAAGTACCATGTGAGCGAAGCGAACCCCTGAAGCGAGAGATGAGACACCAGCCAAGGGGATACGAGACTTGGTAACGAAGTAGATCAGGTAAGTATCCCACAGGAAAGTAACCAGGTTAATCTCTTCTGTAGGAATCTTCCCTGAACCTCTGCACAGCCAAGTCACGAATCTACATTCTACTTGCAAATAACTTCTCGATATCTGGACCTTGTTCTGCAGTTTTATCCATTGCCATCTGATCACCCATGGGTGCTTGATTAGATGGCATTTCTTTTTGGCCAGACTTTAGAAACTTCTTAAATGATGGGGTCTTGGAAAGACGATCCATCTTTCCGGAGACTACCATGACAGAGGAATCTCCTTCTCCAAGATCGGTTACTCTGAACATTAGTTCCATTGGAACTTCTTCTTCTTCACCAGCATCAGAGACTGCAGCTTCAATCATTGCCAGTGCTCTTGCCAGTTCAGCATTTAGTTCCTTGCCCTTTAAGGAAGGAAGTCCAAAGACACTCAGTACTTTGTTGACTGAGTTAACTAAACCAGAGAGAGCCTTTGGTGAAAGTGTTAGCCCCTGGATCAAGGACATAAATCCTTCGTCTTCCATAGAGGATCCTTCTTCTCCTGACTGATCAACTTCTTCTTTCATTGACATCATTTCTTCTTCGTCCATATCCATCATTACGTTTGCCATATTATTCCTTTAGTTTAAATCCATTGTTCCGACGTTACCTGATTCACCAAGACAATCCTTGGCTGGGAATACTTCTTCGATAGCTTTAATCTTTCCTCTTTCGTCGCCACCATACTCGGCTACCTTATTATTATAAGTCTGCAGAACCTTATCCTGTTGGTCTAGAATGGATCTGTCGGATGCCATCCGATCCTCTACCCAATGAGAAGATCCTACATCTTCCAGTGGGATAAGACCTTTAGATTTACAGAGGGCTTCTCGATCCATGGAGTTATAATATGTAGCTCCAAGACCTCGGTCATATTTGCCGTTAACTCCATGCTTTCCTGTGTTATCTCCCCATCTACCTGAGGTCTTGGCTGGAGCTGTAACCAAAGCAACCAAAGTACTATCGCACATTTCACAAATCTGTTCATGTTTATTATCCCATTTACAAAGTCTATCAGACTGAACTTTACAGGTGTAGCAGATATAACTATAGTTAGGCATTAGAAAGTCTCCGGTGTTGAGGTTGGCATCTCAGGTATAGACTGCGCTAGCTGCTGTGCCAGGGCCTCCGAGGGAAGTTGAGAAGGTGGGGCTTCCTCTGCTATGGGTGGTCCAGCCACTGCGACTGGCGGTGCCACTGGTGCGGCTGGAGCCTCTACCGCCTCTCCAAACTGTTTAGGTAAATCAAACTGACGGATAAGTTCTTCCTTGATTTTAGTTGGGTCTACACCTAGTCCCTGGAGAATAGGAAGTAACTCAACCAGTTCCTGTCTCTTCATGATACTTGCGATAGGTGTATTGCTTTGATCGGCTGCAGCAAAGCGGAACTTACCTTCCAACTTATCAGAGGTTACTCGGTAGACTTCGCCTTCGGCAATCACAGTGTCTTCTACATCCTCTGCTTTAAGTAGATCCACTAGCATCCGGATATAAATCTGAGACATTAGTTCAACAGCCTCATCTCTTTCTCTAGCCATCTTTCCAATCTCTGAACTTGTGTAGTTAGCAAGAGCAGCAACCTCGGTAGCTGTAGCTTTAGTAGCCTCGCCTCTAACGAAGGGAGCGAGGACAGAACCTCTTTGTAAATCTCCTTCCACTGCGGCAAGGTACCTATCAAAGTTAGCTGACATTGGAACTACTTCTAGTGGTTTGATTATTCCTTCAAGAGAATCCGCATCAATGGGAATCATTGCACCATCGATACCTGCGGTGATCTTAGCTAGAGCTTCCTCGTCTACAGATCCTTCTTTATAAAGATATTGTCTACTGTCCCTACGGATAGCGTTGGCCCAGAAGGAACGGATAATATTCTTTTCATAAATCTGATCATAGATACGGAAGAGAGAAGAGTAACCTTCCATTGGACTATCGGGAATACGGGAATAGTAGAGAGGAACTATCGGAGGAAGTGGCTCATCGTCATAGGTACGCACAGGGATAGGACTGGTTTCTTCTAGTAACTTTTCTCCATTGGAATAGTTAGGTGACCAGATATAAAGACAATCATAGATGAGGTCATATAGTTCTACCACTTCGATGTATTTATATTCATCAGGAATATCTTCATCCTGAGCCGTCTTGTATGGGTGAGCTGACTGTTCAAAGAAATCACTCTTAACAACTGCCTGATATTTCTTTGCACCATAAAGCTCTTTAGCCTTTGCGACAGGAAGATAATAAGCATGTCCAACAAAGCGTTGTTCACTCCATTTGCTAGCGTCGTTGTCGGTGATGATTTCCCAAGGAGGTACTGGTCTAAGGGAAATCCTATCAAAGATTACGTTGCTATTTTTGTAGGATAGTTTGAAGAAAGCATTGGGATAAATAAGAGCAAGACGACTTGCATTCTCTAGCATCTGTCGCTGATCATAAAGCCAGCGATTAACCAGAGCCTTGACTACCTTATCGTTTCCTTTCCTTACACTGTCACGACCTACCTCGACTGCAGGAAACTTAGAAAATAAACTGGCTACGAATCCCTCTACGAAGGCGAAGGCATCGGCTATCTCGATTCGTATCTGGCTAACATCGAACTGAATGTCCTTGAACATCCGGGTCTCATAAGTATTCTTTAGCTTCTTCATCAAGGAGGCAGATTCTTTCCAGTAGTTTTTGTGATTCCTATAGACAGTCCTCACTAGATTACATACTTCTTTTTCTGTACGGCTCATTATTTAATCCTTCTATTATTATTGATTCTGTCTATTCTTTTGCTCGCTATGGTGTAGTAGCCTTCATCCATCTCTATACCAATGAAGGACCTATTAAGGCACTTTGCCCCTATACCTGTTGAACCACTACCCATAAAAGGATCGAGGATGGTGGCCCCTTCTTTGGATACTAACTTAATAAGATATTCCATCAAGGCTATTGGTTTGACTGTCGGATGGTTATTATCTTTACCTCTTTCCTTGCCCGATACTTTTGGACAATAAAAGAAACGAGAAGCATTATCGGTTTGGCCATCAAGTATAGCTCCCGCTTCTTCATCAAGGATTATGTTTGCTGGGAATCTACTTTCCATGTTACTATCCCCTGTTCTCATTTCAGTCCTTATTTTTCCAATCGTTGTATTCACATTATAGATGCCAATGGGAAACTTACTTTTATCATCACAGGGGATCCTACAAGCATCGATGTTTATTCCACCAAGACCTGTTTCTTTAAATACATTTTGGGCTGAAGCGGCAAAAGGTTTTCTCGCCATACAGATTGGTTCGTGTGCTGGTTTAAGTGCTGTTCCCCATCCATCAGAGAGATTCTTTGACTTGGGAAACCCACTGCCATACAACCACATAATAGTATCTCTAATCTCCCAGCCTCCATCTTCTACTGCTGTAAATAATCTATGATGTGTTCTGCTATGACCAAAGGCTAACAAATAACCTCCGGGTTTAGTCACCCTCAAACATTCCTTCCAGAACTCTTTCTTGCTAGCGATACCATCTTCTTTGTCCCAACCTTTATTCATAAAAGAAATAAAGTAAGGAGGGTCTGTGACGATAGCATCGACACTATTGTCCTCCAGTTCTTTTAGTTTCTCTAAACATTCACTGTTATATAGTTGTATCATCAATATCTCCTAGCCGCTGAACCATTTCCAGCACTGATAATCTTATTAGCCTTTCCATGCTTGACCCACTCCGGTAAGAATGGCTTAGTAGGTAATCTAACATTCTTCATACATTGATAGGCTAAGGCGAGAGCCACAGCACTATCAGCATGGGCTCCATTAGCTCGGGTTAAACTAATGTTATAATGTTTGTCAATCTTAATGGAGCGTAACTCCTGCAGGATAATACGATCCAGCCCATTGATAGTACCAGTTCTAATAGATTCTTTTAACTCCTCAAACATCACACGCTTATTTGTTTGGGTAGTAGTCCAGTGTTTATCTTCAGAAGACTTCCAAAGATTAGATCCCTGCAGACATTGTAAGACTACGATACCTACGTTGTTACTCTCTACTAATATCTTTGCCCCATTATATTCTTGTGAGATGGAGAATAGCTCTCCTGCTAAATCAGTAGGGGTGGTATGATTGCATCTAAATATTCCGACAGGTTGAGATGTCATCTTAGATAAAACATAAGCTACCGAATAATCTCTACCAGTTCCTGTGCCTACGTCAACTCCTATCGCATAGCTATCAGAAGGATCCACTGGTGACAAAGCATTCCATCTATCATTATCTACATCGATCTCTTCTACATACTTAAGATCATCCTCGGTTAGATAGGCATCACCTGACTGACTATAGGCATCGGATAAACAAGCCGGATATTCTCTACGAAACTTATCCCTGCCAATCTTCTCAATCATTAATCTGCGCCAAGCTAACTGATCGTGGGATAGATTGTAAGCCTCCCTTAGTTCCTCTTCTTCTTCTGTAGGAATAAAATCCTGTGATGGAATAACATACTCCCCGTGCTTGTGCCAAGGAAAGAATAGATAGTTGTAGTTAGCCTCTCCTCTCCCTGCAGTTTCTATCTCCAGGTGTAAGGGATCACCCCAGTAGTTTGCTGTGGATTCTATGATCATTTGTCCACCGTTAAGTGCAGCTACTGCGGTGGCCTTAAGCTCCTCAGCATTCTCACTAAAAGCAAACTCAGAAAGAAGCAGATAAGAACAAGTGAAGGAACGAAGCCCACCCTTTGATGAAGCAGATGCACACAGAATAGTAGCACCATTATGGAAGACAATCTTCGATGCGCTATCTTCTTTAAGAGGTCTACGTAGGAAGTTAGGTAAGTTGTCATAGAAGGTTTTAAATATCCTCAAGATATGTCTAACGCTATCTATCTTGTGTGATAGTAGTGCTACTGTAATAGGCTCGCTACTGGTATAAGCTTTCCAAAAAAGATAAGCAGCCACGATAGTAGTAGATCCTATTTGTCTGGGCTTAGCAATGATAAGATCTTTACCCAGCTGAAGTGATTCGATAGTCTCCGTCTGCTCATCATTAGGATGAAGATGGATAATCTTTCCTCCCTTATCTTTTATCTTCATCCTTGGAATAAACTTATGAGGATTGGACATGATAGCTGAGACATCCCCTGCTGAGTAAGACATTATTCTCCGCCTATCTTCTTAACCCAATCTTCTAGCTCAACAAGATTGGTAGAGGATGCATCAGACTTAGTTGATTCTATTTCACGAAGGGCTGCGATTAAAGAGGTTAGAGCATTGGGACCTAGTCGATGTTCCGTATCACCAATCTTGGCACAGCGGTACTCATGGAGCAGGGCTTCCCACAAGAAAGATCTAAAGTCCCGCTGCTTCATTGCGCGGATTAAACGGTTAGGGCGTCCGGCCATTTTCATCCTCTTTAATCTTAAGTAAGGCTGCTTTGTAAATCTGATGAACTCTTTGCTTGGAGAGAGAGACCTCTTCGCCTACCTTGGCAAAGGTCTTACCATCAAAAAGAATCCCTTGAACTATATCTTTTTCTTTTTTATTTAGGGAGGCGAGCATTTGACTTAAGTCGCGGTCTGGGGTGGACCCCTTTTCTTCTCCATCTAGTACTGAGATGATGGCATCTTCCGGATTAATATCTTCCGACATACTGTCTAGTTGCCACTCGGTTACATA